ACAAGATGGGATAGAATTTAATCGTGTCACGATTGTGTAAGTTCTGGCTGTGTCTGACAGTGTCAGAGCGGCGTGTTCCACAAAATTGTTCCGATGTTCCAGCGTGTTCCACAAATCAAACTTGTACTATTCTTCAGTGGAACGAGGTTTGATTGTGTAAGCGGAAATCGCAAGTGCTTGATTTTGCTAGAAAACGTAGTAGTAGTAGTTATTTTATAAAGAGATAATAATATAAGAAGTTCCATGTTCCACGATTTTGCCAAAGTATATATGGCGGGATTGGAAGAACGAGGTTTACAAACTTGCGGATTGCCTTGAATGGTTCTGACAATGTCAGATTGGTACACTTCCGGAAACTGTGGAACATTGGAACAAATGGTGTTTTTGCCTTGTCCTTCAATGACTTGCGTGTTCCACGCTCTTGGAACACGTGTGGAACAAGTCTGGAACAGGCTTGCACCTTGTCCTTTCCCTTTGGACTTCGGGCTTTGGCGTAGCCCATTCGCGTAGCCCTTCTTCCTAGGAACTGGTTTCCATAGAACTGGTATCGAGAACTGGCTTCGTAGTAACTGGTCTCGCGCGGACGCAAAAAAGCCCCACCAAGCGTGAGCCTGATGGGGCTGTGACTAGAACGGGAATTCTAGTTGTTCAGGATCGCATCTCATAAAACTATCCTCGCTGACAGTGTCAGGACTAGGGCGGCTTGCGCCGCCCCGTCCGTTGGGTTCAACCAAGCAACTCCTTGCGGAAGTTGGCGAGTGCCTTTTTCGCGCGGTCGTTCGTGGCGACCTTGCGTTGCTCTTTCCGAGCCGCACCCAGTTTGGCGATCATCGGTTTGGCGAGACCATCCAACCACTCATCGACCGACGCGGTAGCACCGCGACCGCCTTTGCTCTCGGCAAAGTCAGCCTCAAAGAACCGGCCCCAAGCCTTGGTCGCAGTGTTGTCCACGGTCTTGCGCGTGGCCTCGACGTACCGACGAAGGCTGAATGGGTTGTCCACAAGGTTAGGCAACTTGGCGAGGCTGCCCTTATCCATCGAGACGGCATTCCGTCCGGTCAGGGTGAAATTCGCCGGTCGATCCTCGCTCGGGGTGTAGAACATATCGTCCGCACCACTATGCAACTCTCGGTTGTACTCCGAACCCTCGGTCAGCGACAGGATCGCGTTAGCGATGAACACCTCACGAGCAGCCTCACAGGCCTCGGACTCGCGGTCGATCGCGCCGTTATCCAACCTCGGGAAGTCTGCGGACAACTTCGCAAACGTGGCGCGATACTTCGCCCACTTGGTGCGGTCGCTGCGAACGTGGCCGCCGACGTCCTTGGCAAGAGAACGGAACCCCTCGACGACCGACGACGCGAGGACAGACTTAACGTTTTCAGATACATTCGACATGGTAGTGACATCTCCACAAAACCCCGCAGACCGTGGCGGGTAACACGATGTTGGTACGTCCAACATGATTCCATTATACCACACTCGAGTCTGACAGTGTCAGAGCGCGGTCAAAGCAGGATGGCAGGCAGAAAAATCGTAAGGACAAGTTCTAGGCATAGCAGCCAGAGTCAGATCTAGCCGACCCCACCGTATCCCACCCCCCTCGCCAGCGTTAGGAGTCCCGACCAACAACTTATACAATCTAATCCGCACAAATCACTTCACATTTTTCCAATGTTCGGACCCCACCCCCTTCGTATAGAAACACCCCCCTTGATGGAACCTAAAGATTCCTTTATATAATCGGCTATTACTTGGGTTGAGGCCCATGCAGACACTTGTTCCATACATCGACGAGACCATACCGCTTCCCGCTAACGCGGCAGAAGCCTTGCCTGACCTCACTCCTGTAGAAGAACTCAATATGAGGGTCAGGACTATTAAGTTGATATCCGATCTGACCAGCCAGCCCATCATCCCAACTGAGAAAGACAGGGATGCTGCCGAGGAAATGGCTAGAAAAATGATGGAAGATCCCGAGTTGCGGCCTGAATACTCGATGCACTCGGACGAATTCACTGCTTACTTGTCTGGTTTGGTCTACCGTTCCAACGGTGCCATCGTTAAAGAGTTGTCTGACTTAAAAAACTACGTCATCAATAAGCTCGTAGTAGAGATTGAGACGACTAAAGACCCTAAGTTGCGTATCCAATCGGTTACAAAGTTGGGTGAGATCGATGGTGTAGACGCCTTTAAGAAGCGTAGCGAGATCACGCACCAAGTTAAGCCCATCGAAGAGGTCGAAAAGGAGCTTATGCAGGTGCTGGAAGGCATCGAATACAGCGTAGTAGACAGCGAAACGCCTGAAATTAACCCCGACGACTACCTCTTACCGGATCAGAACGGGGCAACAAATGGGTGACATAGTTGGATTTAAAGGCAAGAAGAGTAAAAAGGCTGTTGAAGTTGAAGAAGAAGTAGCAATCATGGCTTGCGGTAACTGCCAGCAGCCTAATTTTTATCTCGCGGTAGACGGCAGACTTTTTTGTGAAGAGTGTTTGTTCCCAGTAGCGGGAGTTTGGGCTCCGATAGACGACATTCCTGCCGCATGAACGTCCAACTTACACCTGAAAAGCTTAAGGCGCTGCGTATGGCGCTGCCGAACATGCCAGATGAGCAGAAACGGCGCACATTAGAGCTACTAAAGACGTATCAGGCCGAGCGTACTCGTACCGTTGGCAAGGATTCCTTCTTAGACTTCATCAATCATGTGTATCCGGGATACAAAGTTGGCCCCCATCACCGGAAATTAGCTGCAATCTTTGAAGATATTGCTAACGGCGTGAAGAAAAGGGTGATCGTCAACATCGCCCCGCGTCATGGCAAGTCAGAGATGATCAGTTACCTCGCTCCTGCGTGGTTTTTAGGCAAATTTCCGCAGAAAAAAGTCATTATGGCGTCTCACACTGCGGATCTTGCGGTGAACTTCGGTCGGCGCGTGCGTAACTTAGTGGGATCGGAGCTTTACCATGATGTTTTTCCTCAAGTTGAGCTTCAGGCCGACTCTAAATCTGCTTCTCGATGGGGTACTAATTTTAACGGCGAGTATTTTGCTATCGGTGTTGGCGGTGCTCTTGCTGGTCGAGGCGCTGATCTGTTCATTATTGATGATCCCCACTCAGAACAGGAAGCTAAACAAGGTCGCGCAAACGTTTTTGAACCGGCTTGGGAATGGTTCCAGTCGGGACCGGTCCAACGACTAATGCCGGGTGGCGCGATCATCGTAGTGATGACGCGGTGGAGCAAATCTGACCTCACCGGCAAGATCGTAGATCACATGCTGCGTGAAGAAGGTGCCGATCAGTGGGAAGTGGTCGAGTTCCCGGCGATTCTTAATGAGAAACCGCTCTGGCCGGACTTCTGGACGATTGAAGAACTACTGGCTAAGAAGGCAGGCATGGATGTGCGGTACTGGCAGGCTCAGTACATGCAGCAGCCGACCTCGGAAGAGGGTGCGCTGATCAAACGTGAGTGGTGGCAGGTGTGGGAGGCAGAGAGTCCGCCCCAGTGCGAACACATCATCATGTCGCTCGACGCCGCTCAGGAGAAGACTAACCGCTCGGACTACAACGCCTTGACGACTTGGGGGGTTTTCTTCAACGAGGAGACTAAGAACTACAACATCGTCCTCCTGAACTCGATCAAGCAGCGGCTGGAGTTCCCAGAGTTAAAGGCGCTCGTGCTGGAGGAGTACAAGGAGTGGAACCCGGACACATTCATCGTGGAGAAGAAATCCAACGGTGCGGCGCTGTATCAAGAGATGCGGCGCATGGGCGTGCCGATTAGTGAGTTCACGCCGGGTAAGGGTCAAGACAAGATCAGCAGAGTAAATGCTGTATCAGACCTATTTGCTGCGGGTATAGTCTGGGTGCCCGACCGCAGGTGGGCATGGGAGGTCGTTGAGGAGTGCAACGATTTCCCGTCCGGTAGCAACGACGACTTGGTTGACTCTACCACTCTAGCCCTCCTTCGCTTTCGCCAAGGTGGTTTTATTCGTCTTCCGACTGACGAGCCAGAGCCTACGAAATGGTTCAAGAGCCACCGTCGTGAAGGGTATTACTAGGAGAACTTAGATGGCCGTTGATAAAAGTTTGATGGAAGCTCCGTTGGGTTTGGAAGCACTTGCTCCCCCGGAGCCGGTAGAGATCGAGATCGTTGACCCGGAAGAGGTCAATATCGGCATTGATGGGATGATGATTAGCTTACAGAAGGATCGTCCCCGTGCCGAAGACTTCGACGCCAACCTCGCAGACTTCATGAGCGAGAACGAGTTGCAGAGTCTCGCTGGCGACCTGATCGGTCAGTACGAGCAGGACTTGGCTTCGCGCAAGGACTGGTTGGATACGTACGTCAAAGGTTTGAAGATCCTTGGCATTCGCTATGAGGATCGTACCGAGCCGTGGCCGGGTGCGTGTGGTGTGTTCCACCCGCTTCTCATGGAGAGCGCGGTCAAGTTCCAGTCCGAGACGATCATGGAGACCTTCCCAGCGATGGGTCCGGTCAAGACCAAGATCATCGGCAAGGAGACCCCGGAGAAGAAGGATTCTGCCATTCGCGTTGCAGATGACATGAACTACCAACTGACCGAGGTGATGAAGGAGTATCGGCCTGAGCATGAGCGACTCCTGCTCTCGCTGGCCCTCGCGGGTAACGCGTTCAAGAAGGTCTACTTCGACCCATCGTTGGATCGACAAACAGCTGTTTACATTCCGGCTGAAGACATCGTTGTGCCGTATGGCGCTGCCAACATCGA